GCGTTCACAATTCACCCCCATATTAAAAAAGAGAGGCATAACGCCCCTCTTAAGTTACTGCAATGTATTTCCATGCACCGTTCATATATGTGTATACCCTGCCACTTCCAGCACCATTACTATTCCACAAGCTACAAATATCACCATTTTGAGGACTAGTAAACAATGCCGTTAGTGAAGCGGTTATCGTTGCTGTAGTCGCCCACGATGCTCCATAGTCAGCACTCTCATATGGCAATAATCCAGATATATCAAAATTCTTTTTCATTGTCCCTTGGTCATTTCCAATGTGTCTCATATGTCACCTCCTATATACTACCATTACATACTTTTATGAAAGGGTATTTAGCGATTGCAAGCCTCATGCAAACCTTATCACCTGCTATAGCCTGCGCCACCAATGGATCAACGTCAGCTAGTTCTTGTGGAATTCTAGCTGTATGCCTCATTTCGCGCTTCTCTGAAAATCCATCACCAATTTCTTTTTTTAATAAATGATTGGCCTCTGCTACATGATCAAAGTTGTAATAACTTCTAACATAAATATCACCGTTACTATGCTTTTTTAACTCTTCACCTATTAACATATAACCTCACAATAAAAAGGAGAGCCGAAGCCCTCCTAGTTAATTACACCAATGATTTGATTCGGAATCCAGCTAATGGGTTCTTAGCGTACATACCAACTTCCCATGTAACGTATTTCTCAATTTTGTGAGCAGGTTGGTTGCCGTCTGCACCAGACTTAGTTTTGTTCTCGAAGTTTTGCAAGAAGCCTTTCTTCCAGTAACGAGTGTCAAGTGCATAAAAGTCAGTTGTAGGTGCTTGACGGTCAATCTTAATCATCAAGTCACCGCAAGAAGTTTCGTACACATCAATGATGTTACCCGCTTTCTTCTCGGCCTTTTGCTTGTTGACTACAGCACCGCCAGTAAAGTTATCAATCTTCATTTTAGTAACAGATGCACAATATCCAGTTAATTTATCAAACTCATGGATATCATAAACTTTTTGCATACCAGATAAGATCATTGCCTCGCTAATAGGCTTACTTGCACCGTCAATGACATTAGTGTTAGCTAATTGAGCATTAGAAGCATCAAACCAATATGCAAGACCGCCAAACTTACCAGCCGTACCTTCTGCATGACGTACAGCAGTAGCATTTTCATACATAGACTTATTTGTATTGCGTCTCATACCTAACGCTGCTTGTAACATGCGTTTCTTAATATCAGTACCAGTACCGGACTTTCTAGCTACCGCTTCTTCGGTAGTGGTGATCATGTACCCTTTGTCCATCAATTGAGTATAGTTTTTAATGCGAGTAGGCAACCCATGACCAGTGACTGTTACGTCTGCACCCTCGGCTACTGCGTTATATACAGGTGCTTCAAGGCTTTCTACTGCCCATGAGTACTCGATATTCTTAATGTCTTCCCCTTCTCCTAGATCGCTGAATAATACCGTTGATTTAGGGGTGGTGTTAAGGATAATTTGATGATAATTCTCTGGATTAACTCCAATACTGTCCGCTGCATAACCATTTTCTACGCCTGTTCTTGCCATTTATATATTCCCTCTTTCTTTTTTAAAGTAACTTGGCTATATCGTCCAAGTCCATTTCTCTTACTTTTTTGTAATCGACCTTTCTTGATGGTTGTGGATCATTATTACCTGTTGATTCCATCTTTACAGTAGGCTTAATAGGGATACTCTTGGGAACTTGCTCTTTCACTTTTGCTTTCGTTTGCTTTGCATGGTATTCAGACCTACAAGAATTGTAAAACTTTTCCAATTCCTTAATTTCAGCAGGTGTGAAAGGCAACAATTTAACGTTGCTGTGTCCGCATTGCTGTGTTTCTTGCCAATGTTGTTCGCGAAGTTGTGTTTTTTGATATATTCCATACAACTTCTGAAACTCTTGAACCCCTTCTGCTCCCTTTTGTGGTAGTTGAAATAAAGTATCGACTGCAAACTTGTTCACTTCTGCAAAGTCTGGTTCAGCAGTAAAACTATTGACAGTAGAATAGTATGTTTCCTCTACAATTCGTTCTTGTTGTGCTTGGTAGTTAGCAGACTGTTGTTCTTGCTGTACATCAAGCAAAGCCTTTTGGTAGGCAGCATAATGCACTTTATTACCAATAATCCCCATAGCATCCGGTACAAACTCTTCTGGATCAGTAATGCCTAGCATCTTCATAGCCCTTGCAGTAACTTCATTATTAAGGTCTTCGAACTGTTTCAACGGATCAGGTTGTTGCGACTGCTGTTGTTGCTGATTAGCTGTTTCAAAAGCTTTACGCTGTTGGGCTAATTCCTGCATCTTTTGGTTATAATTGCTTGCTAGTTGAGCATCAGCAATCAATTCTTGAATAGACTTTTCAACCTCTTGACCATTGGCCTTAAACTTTACTTTGGTTGTGTAGTCAGGTTGTTGTGGCTGTTCGGAAGACTCTTCCTGTTCATCAACTTGTTCCGATTCTTCTTGTCCCTCTGTGGCTTCTGCCGTTTCTACCTGTTCACTTTCAACATGTTCTACTACTTCCTCAACAGCTTCTGGTGCTGTACCGTCCATCATTGCTACTGCTTCATCAATACTTAACTCTTCTGACATGCTTATCTCTCCTTATGCGCTGATTACCGCCACGCATTTAATTTTTATTTTTGTCTCCCTGTATTGCTACGCCAGGAGTAGTTTAAAGTCGTTTCGGACATAAAAAATACACCTTGCTTAAGGTGTTAATTAAATAATTTATATAACTTGCAAAACCTTATAGCTACATCTCTTCTCCTTCTGTCTTTTTGTGACAATACCGCGCCACACGTTGGGTCATAGTCTATCCATTGCGATCTGCACCGCATTTTATATTTAGTAAACCAATTCATATCATTGAGAGTGTTTTACCACTCTGACCACCTCCTTGTTTAAAACTTATCACGCAATATATTTCTCGGATTGGGAATACAGCTACAATAGCGTCTTTTTCGTCAAAGAAAATCGTGCAACCAACTTCAATACAAGCATCTTTTGCAACAATAAATAACTCCCTTCCATCTTTTAAAGAAACCATATAACTCACTTTTTCACCTCCCAACACATTATGTCAATGTACGATAATAAGGTATTATTCAACATTGAGACTATAAGGTTAGATTACTTATCACCCCTATTGGCTCTTATATTAGCAACAACATCGGTCATAATCTTCGCATATACTTTGTTTAAAGCAAGAGTCATGTAATGTGCCTCTACTGCCTCTTTTGGGCTACTAGACAACATTTTGTACAGGTCTGCTCTGATTTCCTCCACTATTACTGTTAGGTAATCTTTGACTATCGGACTGACTTCTTGCCTCTGCAATTTGTCCATTCAGCATCATTCCTCTCTCTTTGGCGGTGTTGTTCATGTGTGCCGATTGCATGTTATGTGCGTGTTGCTTATCAGTTTGATGATCTTTTATTTCTGCCTGTACAACCGTCTTCTGTAAATCAGCTTCGTTTTTAATCTGCGCTTCCATTGCTTTTAATTGCGCCACAAGTTTCATCTGTTCAATAAACATTTCTGGTGTAGATTCAAATCCTTTCTTAGCCCAAAACTGTGCTTGAATGAAGATCGGAGCATCTTGAATGTTAGCGGTAATATTATCCTTATCTTCTTCCTGTGGTGGTTGTGGTGGTTGTTGTTCTGGATCTGTAAGGTAATCATCTACATTTCTAATGCCAATCAGTTCAAGGTACTTCTTCTCCGCATTGTAAGCATTTTTAATAGTAGCAATTCCACCTTGTATAAGTGTAGGCATTTGTGCAATAAGATTTGTTATGTTGGCAACGTCTGTTTCCTTTGCCCCTGCACCCATACCAGCGTTAACAATATAATCAAAATCACCTTTGAGATTATCTTTATTGACAGTTATATCTTTATTGGTAAGCCTTACTACTTGGTCATGATCAATATACTTCTGATTAAGGAATACCATGCGCATAAACAAGTCTTTTAAGCCAGTCTCGGCTATATTACGCATGATCAACTCCATAGCCTGTGATCCTTGATTGATTAACGCTGTAATACCTGTTGCGGTTTTATTCAGGGATTGCGAATCCATCCCTTGATTATACCTATTTATATTGCTTGCTTCTTCTCCCCAACCCTTGACCATTTCAATCAATTGTAAGGTGTAAGGTGCTAAAGGAACTTCTGCTGTTGGTTGCATGGCTTCGCTAGGCAAGCCGTTAATCTCGATATATTGGTCGCCATCCAACACTTGGTTAAAGTCCACAAATGCGGAACTATTACACAATTGTTGAGGGTTATTATTGACTGCTAGATTTTGTACTGTGAGTCGTATAATAGCCGTAAGAAGGTCTTGCCACTGTCCTAGACTATCTATACCAGACACACTAGGAACAATGCAGTAAGGATCAAATACAGGACTTAAAACACAAAAAGGAAAACCATCTTCATTCTTTTCATAGCGAATAAAAACGTTCCCTTCTTCAACTACTGTAATAATGCAATCATCTAGCATGTGCTTACCATCAAAATCAACTTTTGCAAAACATTCCGTTATCCATACCTTGCGGTTAGGATCATCAATATCATGAGTATCATCATCGTTAGCACCGTTATTTCTAGCAGTATCTAACATGTCATCTGATGTGCTAGAAGAACCGCTAGTAGCCAACTCCATAACAGCTTTCTTATCATACATTCCTGTTATTGTGCCATCGGCTTGCTTTTTCTTGATATTACGTACAAGGTAATCAATGGTTACTTGTTTACGCCTACCTACTAACTCTGATTCCTTGAGTGTCTTTGCGCCAGGAGTCCATATTAATTCCTCGCTAGGTACATTTTCGATAAGCGGATAATTCTTAGTCAGCTTAGTATATTTAATCTTGACGTTATAGCATGGTATTTGCTGTCCAGTTTGTGGATCAACCATCATTCCTTCTACTGGCGCAGGATCATCTAGTATCTGTACTCCATTAGCTTCGCATTGTGCTTGAAACTCATCTGCTGCTTCAATAGGGATTTGCTTGTCTTCTTCAACCTCTTCATATTCACGCTTCTGTGTAACCATCACAACGCTATACAATTGGTATAAACATTCCTTTACTGCCCAGTAAAACTTCTGATAACCTGCATTGGCAAACTCTACCTGCCAGTTACACAATTCCTGCATAGTCTCGCCATTTTTATCATCATCAGCATTGCGACCTTTAATACTTCCTATATCCTTATTGCCAAATAGCATCTTAATAATTTGCGCTGTCATACGCTCTACTGCCGACATTACAGAGGTATCAGTAAAGCTATATTCGGTAAGGTTAGGTAGCTTTTGCGCATAAAGGTCTTTGTCTGACCTGTAACGCTGTAGCCGTTCCTTATCTTTTGGTTTAATCTTAGTGTCCTTGTAATCCTTGGCTCTATCGATCTTGGCTAGTATCTGCTTTTGGATTGATTCTTTGCTCATGTGTCACCTCGAATTCTATTAAAGATTCTACGACACTCAATAACACTCGCGCAAAATGCTCGCGAGTGACTCCCATGCCGTTTTTACTATTCAAACATTCTATCATAAATTCTAAATCTGCCTTAGTTTCAGTCAACTTACTCACTCTATAACGCCCCTCTCTTTGGCATCGGTCTGTCACTCCTTGGCCTACGTTCAACATACCGCATTTCATTTTCCATAGCATAGCGAATACTATCAATAATATGGTTATTCTTATCCACTGGCTCAGGCAATGCATTACCTTCCTTATCTTCTCGCCACTTGTAGATAGTAAACTCATTGATAGCATCCTTTAAATCTTTATGTATGACAATCTGCAGCTTCTGTAGCCACTGTATACCAAAGTTAACGCTATCTTTGCCTTTCTTACACGCAATGGCTGTAACTCCATGCTGACGTAACTCTTGTATACTCTTAGGCTCTGCACAATCACAGGTTATTACCTGCCGATCAATCATATTCTTAATCTCTGCTGCAAGTAAGTCGTTAGTCATTTCATAACAATATTTTGCATCCAATACATACAACGTCATTTTCGCTCTATCAAAGTGTAGGTGAGTTGGCGCAGCAGGATCGGCACTATAACCAAAGTCAAGACCATTATGGAAGGTTGACATGCTTTTAACTAAGTAGCTATCCTTATTTAGATCCTCTGTGCGCCAGTTAGTGAAGATAACCTTGCCAAGTACACCCCATTTACCATCCAGATAAACGTCTCTGTAGTATTTATCTTTGGTGTTCTCTAGCCTCTGAATATCATCAAGAGTAAGGAATTTATTATCTCTGTACGTGGTCTTTAGGATAGATATTTCAGCATCTTTATATTGTGTGCTGGCATCCGACCAATGACCTGCAAAGTATGTCGTGTAAATCCAATGTGTTTGATAGATAGGATTGAATGATAAGATGATACGCTTATTGACCTTTGACTGACCACGTAGACGTTTATCAAGCTGTTGTACGTCCTCGTAATCACCTTCTGTAGCCTCTTCATACCATATGTCTGTGATTACTCCCTTTGCAGGAGTTACAGACTTGATCTTCTCTTTATCATCCAACCCACTGAATATGATCTGATAGCCATTGTGACAAGTAATAACTAAGTCAGACTTATTTACATTAAAATAGCTACCAACTTTAAAAAAGCTGATAGCCTTGGTTATCTCATTAAATACACTCTTACGCACTGTTAGAGCAACTTTACGAATGATTAGGTAGTTGTGTCCACCCTTGAGCATATCAAGCACTGTGCGCTGTGCCAAGAAGTAAGATTTGCCAGATGAAGAACCACCATAGAATATTTCTAGAGGTGCAGTATATTGTAGGTATGGATAGTACACTGGATTGAACACCTTGCTGCTTATGTTTAGGTTAATCATATTAACGAAACTCTATATACTCGCAAGCAACTTGTCCAGCACTCATTCCATCATGTAATCTTGGATAACATTCTAAAGTATGATGATCAAAAACAAATTCTTTTCTAGTTCCTTGCAATTTACGTATATCTCGTACAGCAATTGTTTCTACGTTATGTTGGTTTTTAATATATCTAGCGGATAATGGATTAGAACAAACAACAATTTTACCTTCTTTTTTAGCATCTTCGCATATTTTTGTAGTCCTACCTGTTCCTCTTAAAGAATCGTCCATAATCAACCTCCTTTTACCTAATATTTACCATGTCAATGTTCGATAACTGGTTCTTATTGTATATTGAGATTTAATTATTTTACTTCAAATAAAGTACAATTATCGTTAAAACAAGTCCAATTGTAATAGCAAATGCTCCGCATATTAAAATAATTAAAGGCATATCACAACTCACCCCACTTTCTTATCCACAACAGAGCATATTACACGTTTAATAGTAGTCGATATATACACCTTGCATTTACTACACATAAAGTCAATAATCTGGTCACCATCATAAATTGGTATCAACTCAATATCACAATGATCACATGCTTTATGTTTCATTATTCATCCTCTGTAATAGTCACATTGATAGTTACATCGTTATTACCCATATTCTTATCACCTAAACTAGCCTTACCAACCGCTTGAAAATTCTTCAACGCCGTTGATAGTTTACTTGCATCATCAGTGCAGTAACATTGACTAATCATGCTAACTATTTTATTCATACCAATCTTGGCAGCATTAAAACAATCCAAGTCAAATTGACTACCTTCATTAGAAATTACATCAATCTTCTTTTCTTGTCTTTTCGTTGTAATCTTGTTGTCTAATATTTCCCTTTGTATATCCCATTGACCTGCCTTGACCTTACGGCTCATATAGGCTGGCTCGATCTTGTACTTTTCGCACAAACTTGCTTGTGACGGGTACACCATCTGCCCGTCTTTCTTTATTCCTTCAACATATTCTTTTTTGATTATATCCCAATTGTGACGGGCCATCTTATCACCACCTACTTACATTATATAGTTTATAACATTTTTTTAATAACGCCTGCAATTATTGCGATTGCTTTCTTTGCGTCCTCAACGT